GGAGGAGCCACCGAAGTGGCTCGGAATATTTATAGAGGTTCCCCTCTCATCCTAGGTCACTCCCCTAGGAGCCTATTAATGATTTAATTCTTCACGCGGTCGGAACCGGTGAGCATGATGGCCTCAACCATCGATGCGTCTTCCAACAAGTCACGGATGAATTTACTGCTCAAGCCGTTAGTTGCCAGAATCAGCACGAGGCCGAGGACGTCAGCGTACGCGTTGAAGCTCTGTTGTTGCATGGTGCCGCGCAAACGGAGAATATCCGACGCAGATTTGTTTGCCACAGCACGCATACGCATGACGCTGGCCACGATCTGGCGGTATTGAGGCGGTACAGACTGAGCAAACGTCAGAATCGCGCGCGAACGCGAGAGATTCATGAACGATACCAGCTGCGGAGTGACAGCGATGTTGGACACATCGAGGTCGGTTCCATCCTCACCCCCGAAAGGTTCGGACGCTACTTTCTTCGCCGCGTTGATCAGCTCGTTGAAGCTGCTGTGGATAGCCGCGATGGTATCCATGACGAGCTTATTATGCACGGGAACTACGAAACGCGCCTCGTCCGGAAGTTCCTGCATACCAACCTCGGTGGTGACGACCGCACCCGAGATAGTTTCTGCGCCAACCTTCACATTGAAAGAGACACGTTCCTTCTCTACGGTGCGTTTGTCTTCCTCGAGGTCCAGCACTCGCGTGAACAGCGCTTTATCACTCAGCAGTTGAGCACGGGGCTCGACTTCTGCGGTAGGCGCGATGTCCTTCGTGACCAGCAAGAAGAGGCCGACATCGCTCGTGATGAACTCGCCGCCCGGGAGGTAGCAGGTGGCCCATTGCAGGTCGACGAAGCGGTTGTACTCGGTGTGAGTCGAGTAGATCCACTCCACGTCCTTCTCCGGACCGGTGTAGTTGAGGTAGCACGCATCAGCCATGAGCGCGACGAGTTCTTTCGAGAAGTTCTCGCCGTCATCGCCCAAGAAGAAGGCCTCACCGATGTACTTGGCATAGGCGGAACCGCCTTCACCGTTGTAGAACGAACGCGGGTCGCCCGTCTCGGCCAGATGAGTGATCGCGTTGATCAGTTCATTTACGTGGAAACCCACGCCGGACGGATTGCCTTTCGGCATGGAGCTTGCGACGAACTTGGTGATGCCGTCCGGACCTGGAACTACGTTCTTCGCCTGTTTCGGCATGATGGCATCGTTGAAGACCGATACGCATTGGGCTACCGAGGCCAGGCTCGCGTTGCGATAGCCGATGAAAAACACCGGCTCGCCTTCGACGTTGACGATCGTTTTCTTGCCGTAGGTGCGAAGGTATTCATCGCGGCCGACGACATTATAACGACGGGAACCCTTGAGGGAAGCGATGGCGATAGGCGCCTCTTTCTCGAGAGTGTGGATGTCGTTCTTCAGACCGGGGTCACCGCCGATCGGCATGTCCAACGCAGCGCTCACGAACGTATAGTTACGGCTCATCTCATCGACGATCGGATGATGCAGCCAACGCGAATCCACCTCGCCGACCATGTCAGCAGAGGCGGCAGCGAGCAGCTTGACGTGAATCGCTTTGACGATGTCGTCGAAGATGTGCTGGACGTTGACGGAACGATGCAGCTCATAGCCGATCGCGACGAGCGCTTCCCCGAACGCGCGGGCGTACGCGAGTTTGCTCATCTTACCGCTCTCGTGCATACGCACGTTAACGGTTTCAGCCACACGGACGGCATTCTGTGCTGCCAGATCCAGAGACAGATCGGCGATGGACACAGTTTTCGCGGGGAACTCGATCGAACGAGTCGTTTTGATACGGTCGTTGAGGAGACCGGCCTTATAGGCCAACGGAATCACGAACTCGCAAATCACGTTGAGCGCCGCTGCGTCTTCGACTGCGGAGTTCAGGCTACGAAGCAAACCATCGAGGGTGGCTTGCGCTTCACCGATGGACACGACATTCGACGCGATGTTCGCCTCGATAACTTTGACGACACGATGTTCGAGGAACCATTTAGCAACGTTCTCGCGTACGCCAGGCTCCTTGATGTAGTGTGCGACCACCGACAGGTTGGTGACTTCACCACACACCTCTTCGACTACCGTCGATCCAGCGCGACGGTCAACGATGGTGTTCTCGATACGCACCGAGTTTGCCATCGCTGTCGCGAGGGAGGAGTTCATGTTCGAGGTGTTCGGACGCTCGAAACGAACACGGTTCGCCATCTGCGCTTTGTCGTCGATCTTCTTCTTTGCCATGATGAACTATCCTTCAGTTGGAGGTGAGACGACGAAGGACCGATTCCAGTTCGTCGTTTTTGATTACGGTCTGAATAGCTTTGCCGGAGGCTTGTTTGCCACCAGATTGCTTACTCGTGTGGATGGTGAGGACCGAATGCTCGCCATAACTCGTCTGCAGAGTGTGTGTCAGGCGTTGCAGACCTTCACCGGTACGTGTCAGTACTTGCCATTCGCCGTCGACATCTGTCGAGATAACGAGAGACGTGCTGTTGGAGCGGCTCGCTTCCTTGACCAATTCGACGATCTTGTCGTCATTCGAAGTTGGGTTGAGCGACGCTATGACTACGCATCCACGGGATGCAGCCATGGCGCCGATATCGGAAAGAAGGTCGAAGGCGCCACGAGAAATACCACCGGAAGTGGTATTACCACCAGCTGCACCGATGACGTTCTTCAGCGAGTCAATCACGATCACACGATGCTGGAGCATTGCACGAGCGATATCATCCACGAACACGTTGAAATCGGTGTTGTAGCCCGACAGTGGTTCGCCAAACCGCACGGTAGCGTATTTGTCCTTACCACCGAGAGCCTCACCCAACGCGTGCACGAGAGGAGTCTTCCCGGAGTTGCCCTTGCCAGTGACGATCACCATGCCAGACGCATAACGATGACCACCGAACTCGGCGACTACCGGACTGCAACCGACGAGCTCGCCAGTGAGGTCGACGAGCCATCCACGATGGCCCTGTTTCATGAAACCGTTCTCAACTTGAACGACCGAGACGGAACCATCCTCAGCTTTGACGGATTTCTCCTTGTACGCGACGATGCGCTGCGCATTCTTGTCGAATACGATGGCGTCGCCGCTTTCGACACCGATGGCGAGAACAGGCGTGCCGTCCTCAACCGACTCGAGCACCCCGGATGTGTGGTCGAACCAGGAACCAGGAGCGTCAGTGTGAAACGCTGCATACTGGGCCGCGCGCAATTTAGCGAACGACTTTGCGTCGTACAGATGGATCATACGTAATTACCTTTGTAATGTTCTTTGAACATGCGCTCAAAGAAAATGGGTTGCAGTTTACGGAAGGCGGACTCTTGGACCTGATCGCGAATCTCTTCATCGGTAAACCGATGGTACATCTTGTTCGGATCGTCCAGAACCATGATTTCCTTCCAACTGAGGTCGTCAACTGAAAAAGGAATCTCCTTGTGTGCACGCTGAACTATGCCGAGAAAACTACCGTAGTGCGGTTCCATCAGCGTAGCGTACGTGTCGTCGAAAACCCTCCAGACTTCTTCAAGCACCGGATGGCTATTGCGTTTGTTATAGCGCTCGAGGATACCAAGAGGCCAGAACTTACGGAAGTTGCCACCGATGCTTCTTTCAGGGCAAATGATACGTTGGAAAGGAGTTGTGATGCGTTCCACCGCTTGGTATTTCAGTGGACCGATCAACTGGTACACCGAGCCAGAGAACACTGCGCCCTCCTCTGGGCCAACCTTGAACATCCTTTGCTCTTGCGGTTGCGTTTCGAGGAGACGTAGGAACAGACGGTAATCGCGTTCCGATTTGAACCAAACGATCTCGTCGTCACCGTTATTGATGCAACCGAAAGGCATATCACCCTTCAGGATAGCATCCATGTTGGCCACGACGTCGTAACCCATCTGGTCAAACTTAGACACGGTGTCGATCACTTTCCACACCTTCGCAAAGAGGGAGGTGAACGCGTGGCCGGAACGGTTGCCAGCTTTTACCTGTTTCTCGAGATAACGGTTAGGATTGCCAACTAGCTGTGGTCCATCATCCGGGCCCAGCGGCCTGGTGAAATAGGCTGCGTAGAAAAGCGAACTCGCCAGCTCCATGATCTCTGGGCTGATGAATTCCTTACCCACTTCCAAGGAAAGATCGATCTTCTCCTCCGAGAAGGAGTGGTCGTAACTGGATACGTCTCCGAAGAAGGCGTGCTTTCCTTCAAGGAACCCAGCTATCTTATCCTCGTCCGGATGCCATGTCGCGCGGTACAGCTCGAACATCGCGTTCATACAACCGGTGGCGAAAGGCTGTAACGCTACGTTGATCGTCCAAGGCCCTGCATTCACCAACCGAGTTCGCATCGCAGCGAAATCGTCGTAAACAGTTCCATTAATCTCGACCTTCGTCGTGATCGGACGTTTCGAAGGAGCTAGCTCCCTCTCAATATCAGCCTGTGCCCAGTAGTCCCGTTTCTTACCAGGATTGTCAACCTGCCAGCGTACGTTGGTGCCCATAATCACAGCCGCTTCGTAATCGCGGTAGAACCGCGACAGGTCACCCGACTTGAAAGCGTCGAGGTAACCATTGTAACGGTTCCCCGAAAACAACGCTAGAGCGTACTGCAATTTCATCTCTGCGTCATTAACATTGCGTGGTGGGCCGGACGTGGACATCTTCGGGATCTTGATCGCCGTTGGTTTCATATGACCCCAAACGCGTTTCCAGATCTCTCTCGCAATAACGACTTGCCTAGCCGTCATCCGTTCCTGAAGCTTCAGATCTCGAAGTAGACCTACGTTCGACTTCGGCAGCGCGGACACCGGCCATTGAGGATAGCCAGATACGCTCCGAATCGAATCGAACGTTGTGTGCAGTCCGTTGAGACTGAAACCGTCGGAGTTCAGATCAGGCTGCGCGACCGCATTAGCGCGTTTTACGAATTCCCGTTGAAAAGCGAGAACAGTAGGCTCGAAAGAGTAGATCCCAGTAAGGATTTCGCGAGCCTTCCGCGGCGCGACGAGCTGTGTGCCCGTTTGGCGCGCGTTCGCGAATAGCGTTGTCGGATTCCGAGGGTCGTATCCAACCAAAGGGCCGTACATCTTAGTGTACGCGTCAGGGTCTTCATCGTGGTGGTTGACACCACCGTTGAATAGATGATCGCCAACCGACTCCGAATTGCGAGGCGCGTCGGTAACGATGCGTGTCTCAGCATGTTTCGGAGATTCATTCGTCGGCATCATCGATCGCTCCGTGGTCGAAATCAACTAGCGGTCGGACCGTCCCGTCCTTACGCGCACGTTGAGCTTCCTGACGTTTAGTTTCCGACAGTTCCAGCTCGGCGGACGTCATGTTCGCTTTGACCAGCTGCTCATCCGCAATGTCATTGAGAACTCGAACCATCGAGACCTCGTGCAACGCCCCGAGCTCCGCATCCACAAGCGCGGACGGCTGTTGACCTGGGACATCCACAACTCGAATGATGTTGACTCCGACGGCCAGAGGTCGGGCGCCGAAGACATAGGCTAGGTCTTGAGCGTCGTCACCCAACACGGCTACGGCGGGCAACTCCACTTTCAGTGCGTCGAGCATCGTTGTAACTCGCATCACGTTGAATCCGGTAATAACCGGAACATCACCGTTGTGCGACATAACCATCAGGCTGGTCTCGTACTGCGCGAGGCGGTTCTGGAGTTCCAGGCGTTGGTTCTTGCTCATGTCAGTAATGAAGTCCATAGTTACCCCAGGTATTCATATGTGTGAGAGGTGTTGTCCGGCCGGATGATTTCGATTTTAGTGCCTCGAGGGGCGTGGTCGATCATCATCTGACGGAAAACGCTACCGTCCATGCACAGTAGAATGGCGTGATTGCCCTTCGCCGTGCCAGGTATGTCAAAACGGCCCCGAATGGCGCCATCTCTTGTGACGAACAAAACGGTCGTCTTGCTGCGTACTTCAGACGGACTACCCTTCACCCACTTGACGGACGGATTGATAGTCTGAGTGTGTACAGCGCCGTTCTCATCGCTGAATCCGAACATCCGTTTACTCCTTGATTACGATCTCGAAGCTTCCTTCATTGTAACCCATGAATTCGGCTGTAAGATGAACGTCTTCTGTTTTGCTATCCAGACCAACCATTAGCAGGCGGATAGCAGATGCGCCGTAGCCTATGAACACGCATTTCTTGAACAATTCATTGTCCAGTGCGGGTTTGCCACAGTCCTCCCAATACTGCTTGGACATCGCGACACGACGGTAATTCTTGGTCCGGCGGTTTACGACATCCGATGTGTACGTCAAATCAGGTTTCTGGTTCATATGTTTGCGATCACCTTTTCGCATAATGGATTCCCTGTTAGTCGCATGAACCCACGGCGCTCAGGAGGTTAGCCATTGGCCTGCTTAGCGCTGGCGACCATGCTAGATTTGAGTTACATCGTGTCGTGTCGGACAGATTTCTTATCTTCATTTCGATCTCTCTTACGGACTTGTTGAACGTAGAGGCTTCGTCTTCTGGTTCACGCGCTCACTTTAGAACTCTGGAACCACCGGGTTTTTACGGTTTTCCACCCCGTCGGTGAGTTAGGTCGTTGATTAGACGATGGTCCTCACTACACTACTGACAGTCTTTATCTAACAGTATCTTCTTTTCCGGTTGCTTGCGCCCCTTTGCCAGTAGAGCGCACAATAAAACCCATTGCTGTTTAGGCGCCGGTGGAAAGCCCCGCTGGGACTTGTATTATTTTATTGT